CTTACTCATAGTCACCTTCCATTAATCTCCGGTCAAGTTCATACTCACCGATGATACTCTCAGCAAGAGCGATCTTACGTTGTAAATGCATAACTACTGTATCCTTACGGCGTACAAATTCCATCAATTTCTGTACTTCCTCAGTCCCAATAGTCAACTCTGAGAGGCGTTCCTCAAAGTCGTCTACGGTGTAAATGTTATTCGCCATTTGTTTCTCCTAAGATGTAAACCACTATTATACCACAATATGTTGTGGTCATCAATGTGTTTCAGCCCAATTGCTACCAACCTTGTATTCACCATCAAGAGGACACTTGAGGTCTAAGGCAATCCCTGCCGCCTTAATAGACTCGACCATCAAGTAGCCCACTTTGTCAGCATGATCTTCTCTAGCCTCGATCTGATACTCGTCGTGGATAGATCCAAGAAGCTTATAGTCTAGCTTCCATTGAGGAGCGTACTGCTCAAAGATCTGTAGGGCTTTCTTCATTACGATTGCACCGGCTGACTGAAGTAACGTGTTCAAGGCAGAATGTTCACTTCTGATGTGAAGGCATCGTCCGTCCAGTCCTCTGAGGTGTCCTCTGTGAGAGGCGATTGAGACTTTTTCTCTAAGCTCTGCAAGTGCGGGAGTATTGTCGAGAAAGCGTTGTCTAAGTCTCGCTCCAGTCCTCTGACTGCCATCCACAATAGAGCCGATTTTAGCGTCTCCTGCTCCGTATAAGAAGGCGTATATAAATGTTTTTGCCTGAGCGCGTGTAGACAATCCTGCATTTCGCTGATTTGTTGTATGAATGTCTCCGTTAAGGATTTCATCTGTATACTCCTTGTCATTCATGTATGAGGCTAGCATCCTGAGTTCCAAGCCACTGGCATCAATACCGACTAGCTTATAGCCATCAGGCACAACCCAACAGGAACGACACTCTGCTCCATAGGGAGCCCCTACAGCGGGCACTTGGGCCATGTTAGGTTTACTGTGCGTCATTCGTCCGGTGACTGCACCACAGGCGTTGACCTGTCCATGCACTCGACCGTCGTCCTCGATTGCATCAAGCCACGATTGGACTTGTGCGATCCTCTTACCAACCATGAGATACTCCGCAATAAGTTGAGCCTCAGGAATATCAGTAACAGTCTCCAGTGTCTTCTCGTCAACAATAGCTTGACCAGTCTCCGTAAACTTCTCTGGCTTCCAACCAAAGAGCCTAAGATACCTCCCGATTTGCTGTCGTGAGCCTAGGTTAAACTCAGGCCAGTCAATGCGACTGAACGGCCCACCTACTGTCGTCCACTTGTCCCCCAAGAACTTAAGGCCAACTGTTGATAGGTCTCCATCTTTCTTGAACTTGGGTACGATCTCTTTAACGAACGTAGGTAAAGGCGTAAACGCTTTGTGCACTTGTTCTTCAATTTCATTTTGCTTCTCCTGTAACTGTGCAACTAAGTCTGTGGCTTTTCTTTCGTCGAGTAACCAACCGTTTTGGATTTGCTTACTAACTGCACACTGTACGTCGTGCTCAAGAGTAATGCTGTCACTTCCAAACTCACTAAGCTCTTTGAGGAGTACCTCAAGAACTCGTTCAGTAACCCTAACATCCTGCTGACAGTAAACCACCATTTCTGGCGTAAGCGCAGACCAATCATGATAATCTCCTTTAGGAAACTTTAGGCGTTGTCCCCAAGCATCTAGTGAATGACCACCGTCAAGCTGTGGGTTGTATAAACGTGACATGACTAACGTGTCTATTATTTGACCGTTTATCGACACATCTAACAGCTTTTCGACCACAGGGATATCATAGTTAATGAGATTGTGTCCGACGTGTTCAGTTACGTCAGCGAACAACTCCTCAACCATCTCTTTAGTCGGCATCTCAAGTGTGTACATCTTGTCATCTTTAATGGCACACAAGCACCATATGACCGTGGGCTTGAGGCCGTCTGTTTCAATATCCCAAATACAACGCATTACATACGTCCTCGACGTGATGACATATTAGAACTCCTCTATGTTATTTGCCTCGTGTACTTCTGGCTTCTCTCCACGCTCAAGGCGTCCTGTCAAACTGTTGTAGTACAGCCAACCGGCAGAGCCTGTTATACCTGTGCGACGACACTTCACGACCTGCACCTGAGTGCTGTTCCGTGCGTACTCGTCCTCAGCCATCTTGTCACGACTGAGCAGGATCGTGTTAAAAGCAATCTGGTTAATTGAACCAGAGCCCTTCAGATCATACTCATTCACATTATGTGGATTCGTCAGACTAGGCTTACGCATATGGCTGACAACAATAATCGACACATCGGTCTCCTTGGCGAGCTTAAGCAGGCGATCCATAAAGTCGTCAATGGTCTCGTTGCTGTTGCTCGTCACAGCGGCCTGTAGCGGGTCAATGATAAGCACATCACAACCGTTACCCTTGACCATCGCACGGAGCTTCATGAACAACTCATCTGTATCAACAGCACCGTTGTGATCCAAGAGCAGTACACGGCCATCCGTGATGATGTCCGTATGGAGCCTGTCAAAGTCGATGTTCTTACGATCCTCAAGCGACAGGTTGTGGCCTGTGTGGATCGTCAAGAGGTTCTCGACAGCCTCACCGTTGGATGCCTCCAAGAAAGCACAGCCAATCGTCTTACTGGTGTTCTTCCAGAAGTGATAGGTGATCTCGTTGACCATTGTGGTTTTACCCACAGAGGTCAATGCACCTATGACCGTGATTTCACCTGCGGCAATCCCACCGTTGAGCATGGAGTTGAGCATACCGAACGATTCCGGGAAGGGAATGATCTCCTCCGTTCCTCGCTTGATAAAGTCAGACCATGCATCTTCAAGGGTGATGATGCCTGTCATTCTGTAGGACTTTGCCTCCCACCACTGAGCCGTGAATGCTCTGACCTTGTTCTCTTTGAGATAGTCAGAAGCATCCTTGTAGTCAGTCAGGTTCACGACCTTGGCCTTGTTAGGGCTGAGTATCTGTGCACATTTCTCTGCGGCCTCACGCCCTGCCACGTCGCTGTCGAAACAAATAACGACATTCTCAAAGCCCTCAAGCCACTCTAGGTTCTGCTTGAAGTCCTTGACTGCTCCGCCTGCACCCTTGGTGATAGAGACGACAGGGTAACGTGACCCTAGCATCTCGTAAGCGGCCAGAGCGTCAAGCTCTCCCTCGACGACTGTGACGTAGCGACCACCAGTATTGAATAACTGCTGACCGAACAGGACGTTTGTACGCATATCTCCACGAGTGCTGAACTCCTTGGTTGCGACTGTGCGAACCTTGGAGCCTACGAGCTTCCCGTCTTTGTCATAGTACGGATAGTATTGCTTTGTATCGTCACACGTTACACCGTACTTCTTCACGGTATCTAATGCGATCCGTCGATCCGTAAGTGCCCGTGGCGATCCGTACATCTCCACTGGTTTTGTGTATGTGACAACGTTAGTGGCTTCCACCCCGTCGACCTCCTTGAAATGTGTATGGCATGAGAAACAATACCCATGTCCGTCTGAGTAAGTAGCGAGAGCATCACTGCTCCCGCACTTCTCGCACTCAGCGTGACCGACGAACTCAGAATTCTCCGTCGTCATCACCAACCGCTACCTCCCCTTTCTCGACCACACGGACAGCCTGTAGGTACGGTGCGACACCGTGTACAGGGTGAGGGTTGCCAAGGTTGTACTTGATACGCACCTTGTCACCGTAGCGCACTGAAGACTTACTGACGGGTTCACCGTCGTTGTCGATGACAGGGAAGTCCTCAAACTTCGTAGCGAACTTACGTTGCGCTTGGTTCTTGTACATTTTAATCTTGATGCCTTCCTGCTCAAGCTTCTCAGCTTCAGCGTCATCAAGGACTAAGACAAGTGAATACTTGCCCGTGGATTGGCCGTTGTAGACCTCATGCTCGTTAAGGTTCGCAAATGCGACGGTGCCATTGATTACTGACATTATCAGACCTCCTCAGGTTCTGGTGTTGAAAAAGTGGGCAGAGCCATATCAAGTATCAACAAATCGTTGTGCTTGAGTTCAGACAAGACCACATCGTATTGCGGCTCAGGATCTTTGAGTTGGTCATTGATCCTGTTCCGTAATTCCATAATTAATATACTGGTTGATATATTAGGTAATAACATAACGACCTCCTAAGGGACTCCTAGGAGTCCTCCTCGTTGTTGTTCATAACGACTAAACCACTATTGTAGCATAAATTATTCTCTGCTTCAAGTTCAGCACTGCGGGAAATAGACCAACACTTAGCACAGAGGTCGTAAAACTCTCCGGTTTCGTAGTCTTTCCAAGTTGATTCATAGTCTGTCAATTCATCATTACAAGCCTTGCAACGCATAGCTGTTCACCTCAATTAAAACATTTCCAAATGGCAATCAAAACCACAACGATTTTCATCATCTCAATCATTTTCATTACCAAAGATAACCCACCCAATGAGACCACCAAAGATGGCCGCAACG